CCCCCCCTATAACTATAACTAATATGGAAGACAAAACTAAACTAGAAGAACCTATGAATAAAGACTGGGAAAAAAGACTCATCAAACTAAAAGAAACCTATCAAAATCTAATAAGTTAACTAATCTATTTAATTACTATGAAGAAAGAAGAAATAATTTTTAACGAAATTACCCAAAAAACTCCTAGAGTTTATGGGCTGGAAGATGCTCCTGGTTCTACTATAGGATATCCCATAAAACAACTAGCTACTTATGAAAATACAGAAGTTGACCCCGTAAAGCTGACTAAATTTCTAGCTAAGTTTATAAACATTAAACCCGAAGACATAATCGAATGACCTGCGAATTTTGTAAAAACTCAACTTCTAATTATTGTAATAATTGTATGCCTAAAACCCAGGAAGAATATAAGCTCGTGGTAAATATAGAATGGCATTTTAAGGATGCGGAAACTCTTAAAAAGGCTCACAGGGCTATCACGAAAGAAACCAGTAACTGGTGGAAGTATGCTATCTGGAATAACGGACTAGAACCGAAGACTAAACAAATAGGAATAATCAACGGGCAAGAGTTCATAGCGTTTCTTACAAAAAGTCAAGTAAACATACTTAAAAGCAAATGAATAAACAAGAACTAATTACAATAAGCGAAACTCTAAAAACCTTTGATGAAGAGTTTAGAAGTGCTGAACTTGGAAATCACGAGGAACTATTAAAAGACTTTATCCGCCAATCCATCACCTCTATCCTATCTACTATCCCAACAGAGGAGAAAGAAGAAAATGAAGATATTAAACATCCTCCAATTGAATATTATCAAGGCTACAACTCCGCTATGAAAGAAGTCCGTTCCAGGATTAATCAAGTATTAAAGTAAATTTATTTGGAGGAAAAAACGCAGAAGCTTATAACGCCCTTATGCAAGCGTTTCAAGATATAGCCGAGGAAGAAGGAACAACTATTTATGGATGGTTAGATAAAATTCCAAAAACAGCTATGGTCGTGGGAATTATTGATAAATTACAAGAAAACGGCTTTAACATCACTAAAATAGAGACTTAGTAATTAATAAAAGAAAGTTTATGAGTAATAAACAAAACGATGAATTTTACGAACACAAAAGGGAAATCGCAGAAGAAAAGAAAGTAACGAGATGTCATTGGTGCGGAAAATATGTTGGAGGAAAGGGTCAGGCCACTGTGAAAGAACCCAATATCTATTATTGCAGAGATTGTTATAAAAAGGGACTTGAAATGGAATATGAAGCTATGGGGCGGTACGATGCAAGATATAAAGATCTCTAAATAAAAGAAAGTTAACTAATCTATTTAATTACTATGAGAGAAATAAGATATCAAACTAAAGAACGACCGTGTCCATTATGCGGAGGATTAGGGAAAATAATGTCTGCCCATTTTAAATATACACAAGAACAAAGAGAAACTGCGCGCAAGCTTTATGCTAATGGGGTATCGTTAAGGGAGATAGCTGATAAGATAGGAGTCGAAGGAAGTGGAAAAGCTCAAAAAGTTAAAAGTTTAATTATGTCAATAAGATTTTAATCTAACTATATAACTAATTATATTATTAAGGGTATGAAAGAAATAATAATTGACCCAAGTTTAGATGAAAGACACAAAGAGGAGTATTACTTTGGTCGAATGTATTGCTCTAATTGCGATAGGCCAAATGGGCTTTATGATGGTCCAGTTGACGCGATGATTCCGTACGGACAACCAGTGCCTAAAGAAAAAAAATATTACTGCCCTAATTGTAAATGTTTAACATTGATGTTTTAAATAATTATATGAAAAACTGGCTGTTACTAGAATTAGACGGCGGATGGCAGATGATTCTTCCAGATGATGATATAAAACCTCATTCTAAGTTGGTTATGACATATCCCGATAAAACTAAAAAGGCTTTCGTTGATGACATAGAATGCCCCTGTAAACCAAGCGTAGATTTTATAAATAAAATAATAACCCATAATGCCTTTGATGGCAGAAAATAATGAGTATCAAACCAAAAAAAGAAATTGAAGAATGTATATGCCAAATATGCGGGAGAGATTATCCGGTATGGTTTACTGATAATACTCTTTGGAATAGTGTGTGTGGAGATAAAATTCATTTTTTGTGCCTAGATTGTTTCGCTATCTTAGCAGACAAGAGGAGTGAAAAAAATGGAGTATGGAAGTTATCAATAAAAAATTATTAAACCTATAAAAGATAATCTAAAAACTTATGAAGAGTGAGGAAGCAATAAAAATACTTAGAAACCAAGGTTATATAACAGTCAAAATTAAACCCATAAAAGGAGATGGTACATACATCGGAGATGGGCGTGAAATAGAATGTACTTTAACGAGAAAAGGTGAACTTAGATTTTTAGATATAGAAGACGCCTTCCAAAGTGTTGATGAAACATTCCATATTGACCAGAGAGATAAAAAAAGAACGACCATGCTCCGCTGAGACACCGCAACGGACTCTTGAAGACCATAAAAGATTTCTAAGAATTAACACTAATTAAAACTTATATGGAAAAATTTAAGGAAACTTGGAAAAGTGAGTGTGCTTGTTGCCACAGAACAGAAGGACACGAAGAATGGTGTAATTGCCTTGACACCAGCAATACATTGATAAGACCTACCTCTATGGAAAACTTTAATAAAAAGAAGCTGGCGGAATTTAACGACTGCTTTTTATCATCAGACGAAGAACAAAAATACGATTCATACCCCTATAATGTCTCTCCTTTGGCACACATTGAAATTGAAAAATTCATCTCGGATGTCATAGACTCCTCTTTCCGTGCTGGGGAAGAAGCGATGAAGAAGAAAGTTTTAAAAGAAACGAAAAACTCAAGAATTTTTCTCTTTCCTCCATATATCGAAAACGGAACGGCTGTCGCTCAAGATGAAGACGGAAACTATCATAAAGGAATGGAAATAGACCTCGAAAATTTCCTTAAACTCCAATAATTAACTTAACTAAATAAAATGGAAGTGATTTTTAAATTTTTCTGCAAATATATAAATATCCATCACGGAGAAATACTTTACACCCATTACGGAGATGATGGAATTTATGAAATGAGGAAATGCAATAGCTGCGGTTTAGAATGGAAAGTTGACTTGGAAAATAATTGCAAAAAGACAGTTCGTTTATAAAACCATCTCTTTAAGGGAATATTGAAGTGGCGGAATAAGACGCTGGTAGCCGTTGAGAATATCGGAGCGCGGACTAACCTTTTCCGTTATTAAAAAAGACCGAGGCGTGCAAGATGAAATTTCTTGCCTTCAATATTTCCCTAAAGGGATAGTTAAAAAACCGGAAGGTGGCTCTCCGAAACAGAGGATAAACTATGAGCAGAACCCACTGCATAAAGTAGCCCCGCCTACTTTCTTTCCCTAAAGGGATAGATTAAATTAATATAAAAATCTTATGCTTTACCAGGAGATAAGGCTAGAAATAAAAAAAGAACTCACTAAAAGCGAATTATTAGAGAAACTAGCGGAGCAACACAAAGACGAGATTAAATGCAATAATGAATCTTGTGAACAGGTTATAACGTGGCAAGATGGTGAAATTGTTTATTACAAGAAAATAGAAAAATACAAATAGCTTGACAAATATTTCAAAAGGAGTATAATGTAATTAATTTAATAGTCTTGAGGAGAAAACTCCAGGGACGCAAACTCTATGTTTGGCGTCTTTTTTTGCGTTTATAAAGCGGTGGTTAAAAACCAACCGAAAGCGGATAGCCTAGACGGCGCGATATCTCCACCCGTAATAGCAAATTCCGCTTTATAGGCTCGAAAAATGAAAATGACAGCAGGATATCAAATAGCTCAAGTAGAGGGAAGAATGAGGGATTTAGAGTCTCTTAATAAAAAGATGCTCCCGATTCATACCACGGAAGAAAGAAAGATCTTCAATAACCGCGCGAAAGAAATTAAGAAATTATCTCACGAAGTTTACGCATTAAGAAAGAAATACATTAAGCCTAGAGTGTTTGCTGAAAGAATAAGGATTATATAAAACAATGCCTAAAAGAGATGTAGCAAAATTTGTTTTAGAAGACTTTACTGACGAAGAATTAAAGTTATTAGAAAACAAGGTATTTCCTAAGGTGTTAGAAGAAATAAAGGCATATATAAGCCATAAATAGATATAATGGATGAAATTATTGAAAATCCTGCTATCAGGGACGAACAGGGAAGATTCAAGCCTGGATTTAGTGGCAACCCTAGTGGTAGACCAGCAGATACATTAAAAGATTATTTACGAAAAAAACTATCTGAGATGCCCCCAGAAGAAAAAGACGAGTTTTTAAAAGACGTTCCTAAAGATCTGCAATGGAGAATGGCTGAAGGTAATCCGGCAACAGAGAATAAACATAGCGGGGATGAAGAAAACCCAATCGCTCATAAAGTAACCGTAGAATTCATAAATGGAAAAGGAAACGAAGATAAAAATACCCCAGGAGTACAAGAGACTGTTTGATAGTGACTGGAGGGAAGCTGCGATTTATGGGGGAAGATATAGTTTAAAATCTCACACAGTAGCTAGATTTCTCCTTATATCGGCAATGATGAAAAAGACTAGGGTAGCGTGTTTCAGAGAATTTCAAAATTCAATCGCTGAAAGTTCTCATCAATTATTGGCTGATCTCATAAGACAATACGAACTAAACGATTTTGAGGTAACTAATAACTCGATAGTCAATAAACTTAATGGTTGTGATTTCATTTTTAAAGGGCTTTGGCACAATGAGCAAAGTATCAAGTCCATTGAAGGCATAGACATCGCTTGGGTAGAAGAAGCTCAAACAGTTACCAGGCAAAGTCTTGAAGTCCTAACCCCGACAGTCAGAAAATCTGGATCAAGAATAATTTATACATATAACAGATTATTCGAAGACGACCCTGTCCATCAGAGATTAGTTATCGAAGGAAGGCCAAATACTCTTATTATTAATGTCAATTACGATATAGCCGTCAAATACGGGATGATGCCGGAGGAGATCAGGCTCGAGATAGAAGACGACAAAGAGAAAAGACCATCCCTTTACCAGCATAAGTGGATGGGAGAACCAAACACACTAGAGAGGAAGATTTACAAAGACTGGAACTTAATTGACGAGATACCGCACGAAGCCAGGCTATACAGACGAGGACTGGACTTCGGATATACCAATGACCCGTCGGTTTTAATAGATATTTACGAGTATAACGGAGGATTCATATTAGACGAGCAATTTTACCGTAAGGGGCTTTCTAATAAAGCGATCGCTGATTATATAAACAACCTTCCTGAAAGCGGAACGCTAGTGATAGCCGACAGCGCAGAGCCTAAAAGCATTGATGAAATAAGCAGTTATGGCGTGAGGATTGTTGGAGCGGCTAAAGGCCAGGGAAGCGTTTATCAAGGCATTCAATTCGTCCAGGCGCAAAAGATAAGCCTGACTAAGCGAAGTGCTAAGACTTATAAAGCCTACCTAAATTACGTATTTGCAGAAGATAGAAGTGGAAAGATAATCAACGAGCCGGATGATACCAACCACGAATGGAGTAACCCTATGGATGCTTTAAGATACGGATTTAACGGGGCTAAGATAGCGGAAAGAGAAACACCAGACCCTATATTTGCAACGTTTGGTACACATTTTGTGGAGGATTAAAAACTTTTAAATAAATGGAACAAATACAAGAAGAAAAAATATCAGAGCAAGACATTATAAAAACTCTTTTCAAAGAGCGGGACACTTACCAGCAGACTTCACTGACCCAGAGGAATGAAATCAATGAGATTTATGATTCCTATATGGGGAAGTTGTCTGATACGAAAGACAGAAGCAAATCACAAGAAAAGATAATGAAATTAAGGACGGAAACAGCCTATATTGTTTCGTCCATTTTTAGTGGCCAACCTAAAATAGAAGTCGAGGGAGTGGGAGAAGAGGATAAGGTTATCTCGCAAGTCATTGAAAAGATTATCAACTATCGTTTAGAGACTATTCCTCAGTGTTACGAGAAGATTGAGGCTTGGGTAAAACAAGCTACAGTCTTCGGGACTTCGATAATGAAAGTTATCTGGAAGTTTGAAACCAAGAAAGAAATTGACCCACAAACACAACAAGAATACGAAACACCAGTTAAAGATGAGCCTGATTTAGAAGTTCCTAATATCCTTGATTGTTTTTATAACCCGATAATCCCTGATGTTGAGTGTCAATCGTCAATTATCTTTCGTTCAGTTATCCCGGTAGATGAAGTCAAAGAAAACCCCATATATGACTTTGTTAATGATATTGGAGAAGTTAATAGAGAAAAAGTAGCTTCTAAGGGTGGTTCGGGATATAGCCAGTATGATTCCACCAAGCAAGTGAGAGGAGATAAGATTGACCTCCAAAAAGCCGGAGAAGGGACTATTGACATTTACGAACGCGTAATCAATGACCGGATTCAAACTATCGCTGACGGAAAAGAAAAACTGGTTTTGCGAGACAAACCCAAAGATAGTGGAATGATTGAAGCGGTGAAACTTATCCACGAACCAAACGCTATTCCTAATCGTTTCGACGGTTTAGGAGTAGGACACAACACCTTAGGAATAGGGAAACTCTATCAGAAACTATCCAATCGCTTGTTAGACGCGGTTAATCTTTCCAATAATCCCTTCTTTTTATTCAAAAAAGGTTCGGTTAGTAACAACAAGCAATTAGTAGTCAGAGTCGGTGGAGGCGTGGAAGTAGACGGAGAGAAGCCTTTGAACGAATACATCCAGGCGGTTCAATTCCCTGATATTAAACAAGGCGCTATCAATCTTTTAAATAAGTTCGACGATGATCACAAAAGAGCGTCCGGAGCCAATGACCTATTGCAAGGATCGGCTTCTAATAAGACTCTAGGCCAAGACCAAATAGCTTCTACTTATTCCTCAAACAGATTTGAACTCATTAACCGCAGATTTAAGCAAGGACTGGCTGACGTAGCTAATATCATCATTAAACTGGAACTTAAGAACTTACAGAGTCCTGATTCCCCGATACTGCGAATATTCCCTCAAGAATTAAGAGTTCAGATATATCAACTTCTTATTAGTGAAGCCCGGGACGCAAAATACAATATCAAAGTTAAAGGCGAGACTAACGTCGCCAAAAATAAAGAAATAATGCTCAGAGAATTCAGAGAGTGGCTGGAGATGTTTAAAGACTCCCTACCCCCAGAAAACCAAATGGAGTGCGCCAAGAAATGGCTGGAAATGAGAGGAATTACGGATATTGATAAATTAGTCCCTGACCCGCAGATGTTCGCTCAACAGCAGATGCAACAACAAGCAATGCAACAGATGGCAACAGGAGGACAACCTCAAGTAATGCAATAGATATGAATTTACAAGAAGAATACAACAAACTCCTTGAACTGAAAGGAAACATAGAATCAGAGGCTTTTCAGGAAAAGATAATGCAGCCTTTATTCAAGGAACTAGAGAAGCAGAAGAACGCTTATGATTGTGAATCGCTAAGAGAACTATCAGTAGTCAAAGGAAAAAAACAAGGACTGACATTCATAATAAAACTCCTAAAGCAAGTAGAGATAGATTTAAATAATAAGAAGAACGAAATTGACGATTCGGACTAGAAAAAACTCTATATGTCCGAGCTGTTAATTAAAGGTCGAAACGGCTCCTAACGGAGATGTAAATTGACCCGTTAGTACATTAAAAAATCTTAAACAAATGGATACCAATATACAAGAACCCGTAGGGGGGCAGGACGTCTCCTCCTCTCAGGACACTTCAACGGATATTGCCCAGCCTACCCAATCAGAAGAAGTTGTAGACGGCGACCAATCTGAAGAAGTAGGAGAAGCACCTGAACTCCTCGCGGGAAAGTATAAGAGCCAAGACGAGCTGATCAAGGCGCACCAAGAACTTGAAAGAAAGTTAGGCGAACAAGGTCAAAAAGCCGAACTCGCAAACCTTTTGGAAAAGCAGACTGGTATGAATTATCAGCAAATCAAGGAACATTTGGCTAATCAAGAACGGAAACGAATGGAAGCGCAGTACCAGGCTAATCCTGGCGCCTATGCTTATCAGGAAGTGCAAGCCTTGAAAGGTCAACTTGCTATGCAAGCGGAAGAAAAAGAACTGGATAAGTTCCTATCTTCCGAAGAAGGCAAGGCTTATGCTCCATTCAAAGACAAGATATTCAAACTAGGACTGAATCTTGAAAAAGACAAGTCTTACCAAGATATCGCTAAAGAGTACTTTGGAGAGTCTCGCGCTCAAGGACAACATGATGCTTATAAAAAGATTGAAATGAAGCAGAATACACAGTCTAGCGGGACAAAAAGCACCCCTCAAAGAAAAGTATCTTTGGATGATTTGAGAAATATGACTCCTCAAGATAGGATTTCCGCGATGAGAACGCTTTATGGCTCGCAGACTAAATAGTTAAATGGGTGCAGCAACAGCAGCATTAGATTTAACCACTACCCTAACTCCGGAAATGCAGCTCTATTATGAGACTACTTTTCTGGAGCGGGCCCAGGCGGAACAGGTATATAGTTTTTTGACAGAAGGTTCACGGACTTCCATCCCTAAAAATGGTGGAAAGAGCGTCGCCTTTACTCGTCAGACAGCTTATACCCCCTCTACTGGTGGTTTGACCGAAGGACAAAACCCGACAGGAACTCCTTTCACTTCTACCACGATTTCAGCCACAGTGGTTGAACACGGAAACTATTCCCCGTTTTCTTCTCTTTTCCAACTAACTACGATTGATAAAGGATTGGAAGAAAAGATTGAAACTATGGGACAGTATGCCGGAGATGAGATGGATATGACCCTTCTTTACTCAATGGTAGGTGGTGGAACTCGACAGTATGCCGGAGCGGGCGGATTGACAGGCGTCGGTGCAACTGACGTTATGACAGTCGCTTCTCTTCGAAAAGCCGTTAAAACTTTGAAATTGGCTAACGCTCCTAAGTTTGGAGCCCCAGCCGGAAAAGTTACTGGCGGAGCATACCGAGCAGTCATCAACACGTATGACTGGTACAACCTGATGGGGGACAGCTCTCAAGCGAACTTCACAAGCATTAATCAGTATGCTTCCCCAGAGGGAGTAAACCAGATTAAAGACCAGGAAATAAAGAGACTAGCCGGAGTAGATTGCGTCGAATCAAATCGCGCATACTCTCTCGCGACTCTCGGAGCTTCCTCATCTGATACAGGTTACATTTCTTTTGTAGCCGGTAAAGGAGCGGTTGGCGAAGTGGATATTGACGGAGATGTTAAGCCTCGCATCATTTTCAACGACGTAACTTCAGGCGGAGTGGCTAACCCTCTTCAAATGTTTGGAACAGTTGGTTGGAAAGTGGATGGTTATGTCGCCAAAGTGCTTAACAGTACTTGGCTGATAGAAATGGTTCATCGTCCCTAGTAAAACTGAATAGCATTATTTCTCGGGTGATTCCTGAAACTTCACCCGAGTTCAGGAGAAATAATTAACTCTATGGAAACTCTACGAGTGTCCATTAACAAAAAAATATGAAACCAGTAGGAAGAAGAGTCGTTTTAAAATGCGACCTGTCATTAGATAAAGACGGGAATGAAATAGTCTCTCAAGAGGCTAAGGTTTTAGATTCCGGCATTGAAGAAGTAAAGAAAGGAGATGTAGTATTTTTCAATCAATTCGGCGCGGTGAGCGTCAACAGCTTGAAGACTAAAAAGGGTATCGTCTTAATCGTCGACAGTGAAGACGTATACGGAAAACTATGATTTGCAACGAAAGATTTAAAAAGTTGGCGAATAAGTACGGATTCAAAATTAGAAAATGCCCCAACAGGAATGACATCTTATCAGTCCAGTACCAAAACCATCACATAATGACCATTCCTAGAAAGATGTATGGATTCATCAAGCCTAATTATCGCCCGATTGGCTGGAACAGGCCTCATCCTGATTACTTCCGGTTAGAACACGAACTAAAGAACTGGAACCTATTGATTAAAAGGACTAATTATCTGAAAGAAGCCTATGACTAAAGTGCTCGGAATTAATACGGATTGGGGAAGGCCTGATTGCGACGGAAAGTACGGCGGAGTGGGTTGGTATCGGATTATTAATCCCCTAGAGAAGTTAGGAGCGGATGTTATAAGAGGAAGTTTCTATCTGCAAGGAGCAAAGACCGCCCTGGAACTAAAGCAAAGAGGAGAAGTATGGGTAACTAAACCGATGGATTCAATGACTGTGTTGATTGAGTTGTTCACTGATAGGGATTTCGCCGGAACTAAACTCATTTTGGATTTAGATGATGATCCCTTCAATTTAAACCGACAACATCCTAGTTATCAGACATTTATCGACCGAAAACCCCAATACGAATATGTCATCAAGAACGCTGACCGATTGATAGTTTCCACTGAAGCCATAAAGAATGTCGTAAAACACCTAAACAATAAAATTGATGTTATCCCCAACGGAATTGACCCTGAAATATGGAAAGTGAAACGGAAGAAAAGAAAAGACGGAAAGATTCGGGTAGGTTGGTTTGGTTCTTCATCACATATGGTTGATATGCCGATAATACTTCCGGTTGTTGAAGAGTTGGAGAATAAATACCCCAATGTAGAGTTTCATATCGCTGGGATTGCTAACGAGGATATCGCAGAGGGACGAAGATTCCATCATAAACCTACTAAGGGTTACGAAGAATATCCGCAATTTGTGGCTGATATGGATTTAGACATAGCTATCGCGCCACTGCTCGACACGAAATTCAACCGCGCGAAGTCTAATATCAAATGGTTAGAACACGCAATGCTCGATACTCCGATGGTTTTAAGTAAAGTCAGTCCCTATAAGGAATGTGTAACCCACGAAAAGAATGGATTTCTCGCTGAAACCAAAGAGGATTGGATTAAATACCTGGTTATGCTCATAGAAGACAAAAAGCTAAGGTCAAGCGTGGGAAAAGCGGCTCATCAGGCAGTGTTAGACAACTGGACGATAGATAAGTTTCTGCCAATGTATGAGAAAGTCATTGAAAAAGTCCGACCGAAAAATATCACGGTTTACACCTCAATCACAGGAGGAAAAGACGATTTAATTGACGACCAATGCACCGAGGGAGCGGAATTTGTCGCTTTTACCGACAGGCAATCAGAGGTCTGGAAGTGCGTGAAGCCTTACGACCGATTCAAAGACGAACGAAGAAACTCTAGGATTCAGAAGTTAATGCCTCATCTGTATTTTGATACCGAATACTCGATTTATATTGACGGAAACATTTCCTTAAAAGTTCCGGCGCAAAAACTGATAGATGAATTTCTAAAAGATAAAGATGTCGCTGTATTCAGGCACGTCGGAAGAGACTGCATTTACGACGAAGCTGACGCGATTATAGGATTCGGTTTTGAAGACCCCAACGAAGTGATGAAACAGGTCAAGGAATATTCCAAGAGAGGAACAAAGAAGCACGCCGGACTATGCGAGTGCGGAGTGATTATCCGAAAACACACTAAGAATGTGGAGAGGTGGAATGAAAAATGGTTTGCAGAATATTGTCGATATTCAAAACGTGACCAACTTTCATTTCCAATAGCTTTCCCTTTAGAAGAAGTGGAGATGATAGAAAGTAGTGTTTGGAGACATCCATATTTCACATTTATAAAACACGCCAAATGAAACACACATTTTACATCCCGATAGGAGATAGAAATACGGCCAGTTCAAGACTGCGAGTTTTCAATATCCAACCGTTTATAAAAAACTCGCATATCGGAGTAGCTGACCATTACGAAAAAGGAGACACACTTATTATTCAGAAAGCACCAGCCATAGAAGAATTAAGGCGAGCTAAAAAAGACGGCGCCAAAGTTATCTACGATATAGACGATTTATACTACAAAGAAAATCACGTTTACGAAAATTGGCAAGATTATCTGACTATGGTCAAGGAAGCCGACCTTGTAACCTGCGACACGGAAGAAAAGAAAAAAGATTTAGAGAAATTGAACAAGACTGTCATTATTCCCGATTCGCTTGATTGGGACGGAACAAAGAAAGTTGAATATCGAGAGGGGAATATTATCGGCTGGACTGGCTACGGAAACAACTCAATTTATCTAAACGACATAATCCCTCAACTGAAAGACTGGAAATTAAGACTAGTTGCTGATATCAGTTGGTTGCAATACATCAAAGGTAATCCACTGAACGTTAATTCACGTCCTTGGAACATAGAAACAGTCGATAGATATTTAGCAGAATGTGATTTAGGGATTTATTATATGCCGGACAGGGAGTTTGAGAACGTAAAAGGCTGTCATAAGTTACTTAAAAATTGGGCGATAGGACTGCCTACATACACTTCGAGGATTCCAGATTACGTGAAAGCGATGAAAGAGGCCGGAGTGGGAGAAAAATATCTGGTAAACGACTGGTCAAAATTAAAAAACATCGGCTTTGATGAAAAGTGTCGAAAATACGCCTTAAAGTTTGAAGCTAAAGAAATGGCAAAATTATGGGAAAAAGTGATCTAACAATTCTTTATACATACTATGGTCAGAAAGAGAGAATAGACGGAATTTTAAAAGAAAAACACCCAGATACGAGACTAATCATTGTTGATGACGGCACGCCAGAGCCACTCCAATCGCCAGACGCTGAAGTCATAAGAATACCAATGGATGTACCTTGGAATCAGCCAGCAGCTAGAAACAGAGGGTTTGAAGCGGCAGAGGGGTGGATAGTGTGCGCCGATATCGACCACTTAGTTACCAAAGAAAACGTAGAAGATATTTTAAAACTCAAGAAAGAAAGAGGAACAGTTTATTTTCTCGGAAGGGAAGACAATAATAGTTGGAATGTTTATCTGATACACAAGGAAGATTTTGACAAGATAGGAGGATATGATGAAGATTTTTGCGGACATTACGGGTATGACGATATAGATTTTTTATGGCGTTGCCAAGACAATCTCAAAGTGGAGGAAAGACGGGATATTAAAGTCAAAGTATTCGCTAAGGAGTCCAGCTCAAAACTGGAAAGAGACACGGAATTTAACAAACAATTATTGAAAAATAAATGGGAAAAATACTAAATCTTGGTTCGGGAGATATGGGAAGAACAGAAGGGATAACTAATGTTGATTGCCGAAGACTCCATAATGTCGATGTGGTGGCTGATGTCAGAGAATTGCCTTTTAGCGATAACGAGATAGAGGGGATTATAAACAGAAATTTGATTGAACATTTTGGAAGAAACGAAATTAGACCATTGCTAAAAGAATGGGTTAGAGTTTTGAAACCAGGAGGATTTTTACAAGTTGAAACTGTGGATATGGGACGCTTGATGGACAAATGGCGGGAGATTCCAGAAGAAAATATGTTAGACGGAATTTTGGGAGCGCAGACATACGATGAGAATTTTCACAAGATGGTTTTTACTAAGGGAATTTTAGAAAAATTTTTAACTGAAGCAGGATTTGAGATAGAGGAAGTCAGGCAATTTGATGCTCGGGAAATTCCCAGAATAATAATAATCGCAAAGAAATGCGAATAAGAATAAGGGATTTTTTTGAAACATTGGATGTATGCAAAGAAACATTCCACCCAAACGAAGACTGGAAAGAAATGGAAGCGTGCATACTGATTTTAGATGGAATGGGTTTAATAGGAATTGTTTACTACAAACCATACAAAGAGAAAAAAGAATTGGGGATAGTTATTAGAAAAGAATATTGGGGGCAAGGAAGAGGGGAGAAAGCGATTAGGGGAATAAGCGAACTGGCGAAAGGAAACGGAATCACGGAATTAATAGCCAAGGTATTTACAAAAAACAGACCAATGATTCATCTGATGGATAAATTAGGATGGGAGTGTTATGAAGAAAAATTAGATTTTAAACTTTTTAAAAAAACTCTATGATACCTGTTCTATTCCCACATTTCACGGATGAGCAAATTAAAAATATAAACGAAGAACTAGCTAAGATTTTTAAGATAGGTTGGATAGGTCAAGGCCCCAAAGTCCAAGAGCTGGAAGAGAAGTGGGCTAAATTCACCGGAGCAAAATATGCAGTAGCGGTCAATTCTTGTACCTCAGCTTTAGATGTCGCTTGTCGATTGATTAAATTACCAAATCCTGTAAAAGTTTCCGCATTTACATTCGTCAGCTCGGCTCTCGCACCATTAAACGCCGGATATAAAATAAAGTTCGTTGATATAGATAAGAAAAGTTTATGCACTAAAAAAGCTGATATTCAAGTAATGTACGCCGGCAATCAATTCGGAGAGGGCAAAATTTACGATATGGCACATTCCGGCGGAGCGAAACATAAAGGTCTTATCAGCTGTTGGAGCTTCCACGCTGTTAAAAATTTACCCGCCGGAGACGGAGGGATGATCACGATGAATGATAAGACGCTCTATGAGCGCGCCAAGGCTCTGGCGTGGTGCGGAATAGACAAAAGCACCTTTCAAAGAACCGGAAAGAAGTATAACTGGGATTATGACATTAATGTTGCGGGTTTAAAGGCTCATATGAACGACATTACGGCTGTAATCGCCCTGGAACAGTTGAAATCACTAAAAGAAAACAATAAGTATAGGAAAGAACTGGCCAATACCTACGACAAACACCTTCCGAAGTGGATTAAAAGGCCTTTTAGAAGCAAAACGTGGCACCTCTACACTATCCAGATACCTCAAAGAGATGGATTGATGGATTATCTGGCTTCGGTGGGATTTTCAACTGGTTGTCATTATAAGCCTCTCTATAAATATCCTATATTCGGACAAAAAGAATTACCTGTAACTGAAAAAGTATTTAAACACATAATCACGCTCCCGTTGCACTTAGGATTAAGCGTTTCGGAGGTCAAAAATATCTGTGAACACATCGGATTCTATTTTCAGGACAAGGGAATCGACGGAAATAAAAGAACAAGTACCAGAAAAACCAGCCGAAGTAACGGGGGTAGTAGATAAATCAGAATTAGAAGTTTTTAAGGAAGATTCTAGTTCGTTGGATAACTGGGAACTAAATAATGGAAAATATGGTTTGTCTTTTTTAGGGATTAAGGAAATAGGAAAGACCTTCCCAGTCAGCGCTCAATTCGGAGTAATAGACAAGTATATTAAGGGAGAAATGGAAGCAAATGGATACGACAAGACTCCTGAAAAATGGCAAGAGATTTTAAAAGAACTAGAAACAGAAATCGGAAGCGAAAAACTGAATGTCTATGAAAGATTAAAAAAATTAGTTTCATTAATAGGAATTATTAAGAAACAGAATTCTTTAAAAGAAAAGCGAAAACTCTACGGCTTTTTGCAATAGAGTTTTTATTTTATCCTCAAATCGTTTATGTAGAGTTGGCGTTTTGGGGATAAACTAAGCATTTTATTTAATTTATGTACGCAAAATCAACGCTAGCAGATTTAAGACAAAGTTTAGCCGACAGGCACGATTCTGGTGTCGTTCCGACCGAAGCCGATGAACTAAATACCTGGGCAAGGATTATCAACCGTGGCGTGGAATACTGCGCCGATAAACTAGAACTGAAAAAAGAAGTCTCTCTCACGACTTCCAGCGGAACTATCGCTTTGCCAACTGATTTTCTTTCAATCAACAGAGTTTTTATCGACGACCAGGAATACACTCAAATTTCACAAGACGAAAAAGGACTTCAAAGCCAGGATTATGTTTATTGGATAACCGGAAACCACACGGATGGATTTTATCTTAATTCTTATTATGACAATACTTTTACGGTGAAGTACGCTTTCAAACCCGCACCATTAGTCAATACGACTGATAAATGCATCATCCCCGACCCGGAAGCAGTAGTGGCCTACGCTTATTCAATGCTCCGGAAGAGTGAAACCGACCCCATAGGCGACGCTCAAGAAGCGATGATTGAATGCAACGCCCGACTGATGGAATTACAAAGCACCAATTTAAATAATAATAGTTTTACGGGATTTAGTATCGATGGCTAAAATAATAACAAAACAACAAGATGACCTCGGAAAAGGTATAAATACCTTTACCCGAGACACGATGATTAAGGAAAACGAATGTCCCGAAGGACTTAATGTTTGGGCTGTCGGAAAAAACTCCGTCGCCAAACGTCCTGGAATCACGAAGCTTTGTACTATCGCCGGAGGAAACCCGATTGACGGACTAGGCGCTTATTACAACGGAGCGACCAGAAACCTTGTCGCGATGTGTAACGGAGTACCTTATACGGTGGAGTCAGGAACAGGAACACCAATGTCGGCTACTGCGGCTACGGCGAGTGCCTTCACCGCTGGAAACAGAACAGATTTTTGTCAGGCCGCTGGAAAACTTTATTGCGCCAACGGAGTAGAGAACGTCAGATATTTTGACGGAGCTTGGAGAGAACCGGCTGGGTCAATCGTGGCTAAATACCTTATCTTTTATAAGTCATCTCTATGGGCGGCAGGAAACCCGACTTATCCGACGAGACTTTACCGAAGCGGAACGGATATAAATATAGGGAATTTTACTTATACCAACTCAGCGGCAGGAACTACGACAGGAACGACTGCTAATAAATTAGTAGCTTCCGCTGGGAACTTCACCACCGCTAACGTCACCGTAGGTTGTCAGGTATTTAACGGAACAACGGGAAAAGACGCTCACGTCACAGCCATAGATTCAACGACTCAACTTTCATTAGACGCGGATATCTTTTCTTCTGGTCAATCGTATTTCGTGGCTAACAACTCTTTAGCGACTTCGGTTTATGTCGGAAAAGACGACGGCCAAAAGATTACCGGATTTTTTAAGCATATGGATAATTTCCATCCGGTCAAAGAACGTTCTTTGTGGCAAGCCGACCAAGGGACAGACCAATTCGGACTCATCCAACTTTCGATGGTTGACCCGTCCCGAGGATGTGATTCTCACTTTACGATAGACGCCGTGGACAATGACAACTTTATGTTCAACGAGAACGGAGTCTTCGCCACAGGATTCGAGCCGAATATGTTAGTTCAATTACGGACTAACATAGTTTCTTTGAGAGTAGATGACAAAATTAAGTCTATCGAAAAATCTAAGCTAGAAGACACTTGTGGGATATTTTTTGATAATCATTATTACCTCTCATACGCCGAGGGAGGAGCGACCCATAACACCAAGATGTTAGTCTATGACCGCCAAAGATTAGGTTGGTGGGAATTCGGATTAGGCGCGCAATGTTTTTCGGAATTCAAGGATTCCAACGGTTACACCAGACTATATTTCGGGGATTCAACAGGGAATATTTATTACTTCGACGCCGCTGTTAAGAACGACGACAGCACAGCTATCTCGACTAAATGGAAGAGCCCCAAATTAGGATTTGGAAATTACGCTCAATCTAAATTCTTCTTAAACGTCATTCTTTATCTGGGAAGAACCCCTGGAGATATCACAATAAACGTTTATGTGGATGGGAAGTTGAAAAAAACCCGCATAAAGATGATGGGTAATTCAGGCAGCGCCGGACTGGAAATAGAAATGATGGAAGATGAATACCTTGGAACAGGAGGAGGAGGCTTGACAATTTCAGATACCGGAGGAGGGGACTTTGTGAAAATTCCTATTAACAAAATAGGACGAAATATCCAAATAGAAATAATCGATAACGCCACCTCAAAAGGATGGGAACTAAACGCATATGAAGTAATTTACTCCGAACTGGACAACTTGTACCAGCCAGGAATCTAAGCAAATCTAAGCAATAACTATAATAAAATGTCAATAAAACATCAATCACGATTCGGTACTAACTTAACATCAGCGACTAGCGCCGCCGACACTACGAGTCCTCTTAACTCTATCCCGACAGTAGACGCACCGTTTTACTTGGCTTTTGACGCGACTAACATTAACTCGCATTTTGAAGTCTTAAAATGCACTTCAAAAACAGCAACTAACGTCAATCACGCCGCTCTAGCTTATGACCACACCACCGCCGAAGAAGTCAGGATGATTTTGGCGGTTGAAGAACTTAATCCGACTCTTACCTCTAATTCAGATGCGGCGACAATCACTTTTGACCTTTCAACTTCACTTCACACTGTAACTCTTGGAGGCAACAGAACACTAGCTCTTTCTAATGAAACAGTCGGACAGACTTTTGTTATTAGATTAGTTCAAGACGCAACAGGGAGTAGAATACCTGTATTTTTCACTACGATAAAATGGGCTGGCGGTTCTGCACCAACATTAACTACAACAGCCGGAAAAACTGATGTTCTAGGATTTATCTGCACTTCAGCAGGTAATTATGACGGGTTCGTAATTGGAATGAATTTATAATATGTATATAACTCCATCACAAACAAACTTACTTTCAGAATGGAAATTAGACGGAAATTCCACTGATACATTGGCAGCTCACAATGGAACAGATACCAACATTACTTATGTTGGAGGAAAAATTGGACAATGTGCTTCTTTCGCTGGTAATGGAAAAATAGCTACGGCTAATAATATTGGAATAACTGGAACAGGAAACTGCACATTTCTTGCTTGGGTTAAAACTACTGGAAATACTTTTGTTCCCTTCGGATTTGGTGTTTATTCTGCAGCGGCCTGGAGGGGATTAAGAATCCAAGCCAACGGATGTCTTCAACTGGATATTTATAACTCCAATTTGGCTGATACTGCGGTAGTGGTAAATGACGGTAAGTGGCATCTAGTGGGATTTGGGAATAATGGGACTACTGCTTATTTGTATGTCGATGGAAGAAATATAAAAAACGGAGTTTTGGCGGCTATGAACACTGGCGCGGGAGTAGTTTTGTTTGGGCAGACTCCCAATCCCGATGGTTACTATACTGGACAAATAGAGCAAGCAACTATCTGGAGCAGACTTTTATCTGATGCTGAAATTGCTTCTTACTATGCTCTTTCTGCTGCAGATGGAGGGGGTATTCTAACAAACCTAGCAGGTAACTTCAAAAATAACTAAAAATAATTAATTTCAAGCGTCACTCTATGCGCAAGAATCAATATGGCTAAACTATCATCACGCGAAGCAGCAGCTAAAAAAGCTGGGGGATCTCTTAACTATAAGACTGGAAAAATAACTACTCCGACCAAAACCGTAAGAACAGTGAGTAAAAGTTCAAAGAGTTCTTCCAGTTCTTCTAAAAGTTCTGGTAAGTTTAATAACCCAAATGCAATCTACGGTAAACAAGTTACTGACCCAGGACGTTTTCCTACGATGAGTTATACTCCCGCTCAACAGAAGCAGGTAATGCAAGGTCAACAGAAATACTACGCCGCTAATCCTGACCCGAAAGATTACAAAGAAGCCTCTAAGAAGAAAGACAAAGAATACGCTCAAGGAGGTTCAAAGACTGGAAAAGTACAACCTAAGTTAGCTACTAGCGGAAATATCGGAATAGGAAGTTTTAACTCTTCTTCTCAAAGAGATATGGCGGCTGAAGCGATGAATAGACAGCAAGATAGAAAACAACCATCGCTTCTGCAAAGAGGATTAGGAGCGCTAGGAATAAACCAAAGCGCTTACAACAAGGGTTCTATTGAAAGAACAGCAGAAATAATGAAAGACCCACTAGGATTAGTTCCTTGGGCTAGAGGGATGTATTCAGGACTTCCAGGAGAAAAAATGTATGATTCTGACCAGATGCAGTCTTTAATTAACGGATCGCTTGGAATAAATACCGTTCAAGGAGCGACTCTTGACCAGACACCAACAATATCAAATTATCTTGACAGAAAAACCACCGGAACGATGGGAGATGTAACCGTAGATGATTTGGGAATGGCAGAGGAAGATTATTTTAATACTCTCAAAAACAGCGATCTTCCTGATGAGTACAAACAGGATTTTGCTAACAGACTTGATCAACCTAACAAGGAATTAGGAATGGCTTATGGATGGAATGGTACTCCTCAAGTAGCCAGAGCAGAAACTAATAACAACAATAATTTAGCCTTAGGTAGTTATCCTGCCGGAATATCTGAAGGGGTAAAGTACGAATTAGGCGATGAACAACAAAATATTATGGACGATGACAAATCATTCGATAAAGAAGGAAAGGGATTAAAAAAAGGCAGGGATAGCCAACAAGAGGCACTTAACGCCCTTATTAGCCAAATGTCTACCGAAGGTCAGACAACTATTAACGAAGACAAGGGTCAGGCTCTTGGACAGTTAGCCTCATTGTTTGCTGGTTATGGGACTTCTGATTCCGAACAAAGACAGCAGCAACAGCAAAGGACTAATGTTGACTACGCCGGAAAATTGGCTAAGTTTTTAAGCAGTTTAGCTAATCAAAGAGTCCAGGGAACAAACGACATCAATCAGTCCTATAACACGGCAATGGGTAACCTAAATCAACAAAGAAGGGCAGCCGCTTATCAAAACCAACAGTTAATGCGTCAAGCCGCTAATGATTCTTTTGACAGGAAATATAAAATGGCTTCTCTCTCTCAAAAAAATACGTCTAAGATTCCAGGAATAAATTCTTCTTGGCAACCATATCAGCAACAAGATTTCGCTAATCAAATGTTGCAACAAGGTTATTCTTGGCAGGACATAGCCGATACTGCAAGAGCTAATAATATGGATGTTAATTCTGGAAGTTACTTTGATAACTATATGAGGAATATCAATAAACTTCCCCCGATAAAAGGCAACAACGATATAATAAACCAACTATTAGGACTGGGATAAAATATGGCAGTTATAAAGCAATTTGTCGTTAAAAACCAAGCAAGCGGTGGTAGTTTTCCGAAAGGCGGGACTCCTAATGCTTCTTACTACGTCCAAAGGGCGCAACCACTATTAAAAATGATGGCTGTTCAGCGCGCCAAACAAGAATTCGAGGAAAAAAGACGAACAAATATTGAAAACATCCTAAACCAAGTAAGGCAGTCTGAACAAGAGGCTCAAAAAGCTAATTCTTGGCAGGGGATAGTAAAAAACACCATTACTGGTATTCCTAATGCAATCGGACAGATTGGAAATCAAATAAGAACTAATCCATTAGATACTTTAAAATCCATCGGATCGGGTGTTTATAAGGGAGCAGTAGAACCCTTAGCTAATATTCAGAAATACACCAATCCGGCAATGCTGATTCCTCAAGTCAGAGAATCGCAAAAAAAGGCTAGTGAAATGATGAATTACCAGCCTCAAAATGATGTCTCTCGAAGCATCCAGTCAGGATTTGAATTTGGTGGAGCAGTAGCGCCTTATGAAATAGCTGGTCAAGCTATATCAAGAATCCCTCAACTGGCTAATACTCCAAGATTAGCTAAATATATTGGTTATACAGTGCCAGGACAGATATTTAGCGATAAAAAAATCACCGATGTCAAAGGACGTGGTGAACAATTAGCTTTAGATTCTCTGCTATTTGGCCTTACAAGCCTTAGGGGGCGTAAATCACCGTCCCAGGCTGAACTAACCACTGGCAAAACAATCCCAGGAAGACAAGGATCATTACCGCAAGGAAGAGTCCCAGAAGGCCAGATTTCCAATCTCCCTTATCCAGAATCGGGAAAATATGCTTCTCCTGAAACTTTCCAAAATAATGGAAAAATCCCGGCTTCCCGAACCATGCCAGAATTAATGAACTCAAATAAAGGGCCAGCAAAAGAGATATTATCGGGTGGTCAAGTAGAAACTTCATATCCTATAGGTAGCATAGACGGCAATATAAAGCAAGACCCGATAAATAAGGTGATAGAAGCCCTAAAAGGAGCCAAGTCATTACAAGGTCAGCAGACATCGCTGTATAAAGCTGAAAGAGCCAGACGAGCGGGAGCGATAGCAGGAATAGGAAAGAATGTCCCCGGAGAAAAAGGATACTTTGCTCAATTAGGACAGTTAAAAGGAGAACTACCAAAGGTCAATTTTGAGGGAATAAGAACTAGCCTTAATCAGAGCGATGTTGACTCGCTGTTTAACCACGTAGAAAACCACAGATTACTAACACCATTTGAAAAGATATCTGCTAAAGGAGGACTGGCTAAGATAATGGGGGAAGAAGGCGGTCAACTTCCGACTAAAGGAGAAATAAGACTTTTATCAGAAGTTTTTCCGAAGGAATTTATTGACACTATTTTAGAAAAAAGACCTTGGGGGCAGAAGTTTCTCGATAAAGCCGGGGAAGCATTAAATATTCCACGTTCTTTGATGGCGTCTTTTGACTTGTCAGCCCCATTAAGACAAGGAGTGTTTTTGATAGGGAAACCAAAGCAATGGGGTCCGGCTTTTAAAGATATGTTTAAACACGCTTTTAGTGAAAAATCATATCAAGGACTTTTGGAAAATATCCAGACACGACCAACTTACCAACTGATGAGAGAATCAAAACTTGCCATTACTGATATGAGCAAGTTCATGGATAAACGAGAAGAAAGGTTTATGTCTAATTGGGCAGAGCAAATACCTGGTATTGGAAAAATTGTCAGAGGGTCAGACCGGGCTTACACAGGATTTTTAAATAAATTAAGAGCAGACGTTTTTGATGATCTTGTTAATAAGTTAGGGAAAGAGCAGGCGGGGGATATAGCAAAATTTGTTAATTCCGCTACAGGTCGGGGAGAATTACCCCAGGTACTTAAAAATTCCCAAGCACTTTTAAATGGAGCATTCTTTTCCCCAAGACTGATGTTTTCAAGGATAAATATGATGAATCCCCAATATTACGTCAGTCTTTCTCCGGCGGTCAGGAAAGAAGCTATTAAATCACTTCTAACTTTCGGTGGAACAGTAGCTTCAGTTCTAGGATTGGCGGGACTTAGTGGGGCAGAAATCGGAACGGACGCCAGAAGCGCGGACTTTGCCAAGATTAAAACAGGCAATACTAGATACGATATTTTAGGCGGATTCCAACAATACGCTGTCTTAGCTTACCGATTAGCGACTAACGAAATGGTATCTTCGACAACAGGAAAGGAATTTTCACTTGATGAAGGTTATAAAGCACCTGGAAGACTGGGAATAATAGGAAGGTTTTTGTCCTCAAAAGAAAGTCCGATAGTGGGTTTTGTAGCTGGAATGCTATCAGGGCAGGATTCAATGGGGCAGGAATTTAGGCCGACGCCAGAAATTATCAATCGGTTTATTCCAATGCTTATCCAGGATTTAACAGACACGATGGGAGAATACGGAACAGAAAAAGGAGCTTTGATGCAATCTCCTGGAGTATTCGGAGTGGGAACACAAACATACACTGATCAAATACCAGTCCTAGAAAAAACTCCTACAGGAGCACCAACGGTTAAATTCAATCCATATCCTTCAATCGGTGAAAAGATACAAAACTCTATAACAGGAACAGAAATTTCTCAGATACCACAAGACCAGTGGGAAGGACTAAGGCAAGAAAGAGCAATGGAAACACAAAGAGGATTAGAAGTTGAAAAGATAAAGCAAAAAGTTTTGAGTACCGGAAAGCCAGAAAGAGTGGGTGATACTTTTGTTTATATGCAAAACGGAATAGTTAAAACAAAAAAGATCGGCAACCAAATCCGAACTCCTATTAAAGACAAAATTTTATACCAAGAAATACAGAAAAGAAAGACTACTCCGTTTTACCAATAGTTATTTGCTCTACCCGCTCTTTACAACGTTGTTTTATTTCATCAATTTGCTTGACTGATTTTTTGCGAAAGTCTCCAGTTATTTTCTGATAACCACTCTCAAGTTTATCGAAGGTATCTCTTAGAATTTCGTTGCATTTAGACTTGTTATAACCCTCTGATGAACATTGATTATAAAGATTGTCGATAGCCTTATCCCGCTTTTCTTCCATTTCCTCAAGACCGTCATCCATAACTTTCTCAAGTTTATCAATATGTTTGTCACAGTTTTTGTCAGCTTTTTCAGATAATTCACGGTTATATTGTTCTATGGCTTCCTGACGTTTAGCGAGTGTATAAGGGTCAGGATTCATAGAATTATATTCCTCAACCTGCTTGGCAGGATTATCAGTTGGTATTCGTTCCGCATCCTGCTTAGCTTTCAGTTCAGATAATTTATCATAAACCTGTTTCTTTTTCTCGAGTTCTGAAATAGCCGCATTCTGTTTTTCAAACTCTGCTCTCTGACGGTTAAAATAAGAGTCAACAAAAACAGCGCCAACCCAAAGTATTACCAGAGTTGCGATAGCAAATATTTTCCAGTGTTTTTTTATAAAGTCCCCAATTATTTTAATATATTTCATATAAAAGTATAAATAAGAAGGATAATAAGAAAGATGTCCATATAATTTAAAATCTAGCTGGTGAAAGTAAAAATATTATAAAAGCAATCACCGCTACGACAGAAAGAAAATAAATACCATAACGCGCCAAAAATCTAAGATATTTATTCCCAATATTTTCTGACACTTTTCTTAATCTGATATACCCATAAACAACAGCAAAAATAACCCCAGCAACAACTCCCAGGATAAGCAGGGATAGAACAGTGTTTAATATAAGCTTTCCAACAAAGATTATATCCATATTATTTTAAGATATTTCATAACTAATACATAACATACAAACGGCAATAAAGTCAAATCAAAAAACCGCCCAGGCTCTTTTTCAAGAGGAAGCCCAAACGGTTTAAAACAAGAAATGAAACACCAAAAAATATCTATTAATATTTTAAAACCTCTTATGGGTTTTGTCAATAAAGGATACAACCATAAGCCCAAAAATATGACGGATGTGAAATTATCGTTTTTTTCCGGCTTGTCAAAAGTGGTATTGTTTTTACTGTTGTTAGCCGGAGTCGTAGCAATTTTTAGACACCTTTAATACAACCATGGAAAAAAAATCATTCAAAAAAGAACCGGAAGAATCCCCTGAAAAAGAAGTCTTCAGAATTCACATAGACGATATTAAAAAACGCGGAGTAACCCAATGCGTAAAGCACGTCTGGAGAAAACTAGACGATCAGAATATAGAATGTGTTAATTGCCCGACTGCGATAATCGTAAATAATTCAGATAATTTTATAAATAATGGTTGATATACCAACAACTAAATACACATCTCAGGACATAGATAATATGTCTTTTGATGATGAGCTGAAAGTATCTGTCACTGAAATTATCGGAGCTGACGGTATTCTTAAAAATCCCGCCACCGAAGCCAAGCAAGACGATATAATTTCAGCAATCAATGGAAACTACGACACAGTAGAAGTCAACAAAACAGCTTATCCAACTATTACCGTGGTTAAGAAATTAAGTGGAGCTACTAT